ATGGATGATGAAACATTCGACCAAAACGAACTTGCGGACTTGAAAACAGCCTTGCACGGCAAGGAATATCAGAAAAACGCCGCCAAGAACGAGGTCACGGACGTTCCGCAAGGCTTCAAGGATTGGGTCGCCGACCATGTTGACGCGCAAGAAAATTGGGCTTCAACGCCTTATTTCATCCGGGACAACTTCAAGAACGGCAATTTGAAAGATGGATTGAAAATCAAGATGCCAACCGTTGACGAATCCGGGAAAATCGAGTATCACAAGCCGTTTGACACCCTATCAGACAAGCAACAAGCCGAATGGCATGACTTCTTGTTTGATGAAATGGATATGTACGACTTTGAAAGGGCTTGCAATATATACGGTGTTGATTTCGCATCGTGGGAAAACATGTACAAACATGCCGATGATTTCAACGAATATTGGCGCAAGAACGAAATCATTGCAGAGCGCAAGCGCATTGAATCCGTGTTGATGGCCAAGATTGCCGCCGCCAAGAAGCAAGCGGAACTTGGCGTTGCAGAGTTCGACAAGGTTGTTCAAGAAGCGGTCGGATGGATTGGAAGTCTTAAATCACAACAAGACTACATTCACCAAGAATTGCGAGACCAAGCCGGGGAAAAATACCCGAATTATGTGTCTTTCCTCAATTCCATCAAGGGCGGTTCAATGGATGTCGTGAAGATACGCGAAAAGATTGCCTTGGCAAAGTCAGACTATGCGGACGCAATCACAATGGCAAAGAACACAATCGCGCAATATGGAAAGGATGTCGATGTCACGAAGTTGCAAGCATTGGTGAACGAGCAACGCACGGAAATACGAAATTCTTTGCGTATTACCAACGAGATTGTCAAGGAATGTAAGGCGGTCAAGGATGCTTTCGATACAAAGCAGAACGGCGCATTGTCCCCGGTTGTGACAGAGTTGAAAAAGAAGAATGTCGATTATCTTGAAGTCAAGGACTTGGCAAAGGAACAAACGACCGATGAAATCATTTCCCGTCTTGGCGGCGGTGACTTGACAAGGGGTTCTTGTTCGTCATTGGCGTTCGCATTTGCAGCCAATCGCGGAAAACTTGATGTTCTTGACTTTCGCGGCGGTGATTCGCTTGAATACTTTTCAAGAACAAGCAACATTGCGGATATTGTCACCAAGGTTGGCGGCGTTCGCCAATTCAATGCGTCCGGCTTGGATATGATGAAGCAAACAGAGATTGGAAAAGAATACTATCTTTCAATCGGGCGACACGCGGCCATTGTCCGGCAAGTATCAAAGGGAAAATATGAATACCTTGAATTGCAGTCCGGGCGTGAAAATGGCAACGGATGGAAACAGCTTAACGGTTCTGTCTTTGGAAGTCGCTTTTCTGCAAGGGGTCGTTGTTGGTCGGCGGAAATGGTCGAGGTTTCAAAGTTGTACAATGAACCATCATTCCGAAAGGTTGTTGGATATATCAACACGGCGGCGGACAAGCAGAAAAAAGGAAAATGGGGAACAATCAAATGACGTTCCCCACTTTCTTCATTTCCTATCCGAAAAGAAATCCGCCCAATACGGGTTTTCCTTGTCGAAGATTTCCTTTTGCCGTTTCGTCAACTTGTGTGGATAGTCTGCAAACATGTTGAAGATATTCACCTTGTCGAACGTGAACAGCCATTCACCGCGTGTTTCCGGGTCATCGACCCACCAAATCACATCGGAATCTTTGTTCTTGATGAATTTGTACTTTGCCATATCTGTTTACTTTGCCCGGTTTCCTTTCTTTCGGTGCAACACGCCCTTTCGGATGATGCACTTTCGGTTTTCGTATGGGTGAACGTGTGTCAAACCATATCCCCAAAGGGTTGTTTTGGCAACACCGACTTGTTCAACGGTGAAAATGTCATAAATCGCGGTTATTGACCCGAAATAATGGTTTTCGCCGGATTCCTTGAATTGTACATGATAGATTGTTTGTCCGTTGCTCATATCAATGTTTGATTTTTGAATTGTAAAACGCATCGCGGCAATTATTCGTCATCTTTTCTTTGATGGATTCACCGATTTTCCTTGTAAATATCATCGAAAGTTTATCCACAAGATAGAAATCATCCGGGAATGATGACATATCAAAGTCAAAGCATTCGCGGTTTTCACCCATTACGGACACGACAAACACGCCGCATGTTTGAATTTCAATGGAAAGATGCCATTCTTCATGCTTGAAAATCGTTTTCCTTGGGTATGGGCTTGATTCCACAAAGACAAAACCCATGCGGGCAAGTGCGCAACCAAACAGATATTGGCCTATTTCATCCAAAAGCCCCTTTCCGCATCGTTGCCATTCATAACTTGCCACATATTCCCCGGATATGTCTTTCACTTCATCCCTTGCGGCTTTCAGATATTCGACAACATCTTTCAAGTTTTGGAAGATGAAAGAACCATTTGCAAGGTCAATGCACAACTTTCGGACTTCATCGTCTGTTGCGCTTTCCCAAGAATCACACCCGGAACATGAACCGTAATAGTCGTTATATATCACGAAGCGACCATCCGGCAACTTCACGCATGTTGCGACCATTCCTTGATAATCGTTTTCGTTATAGTGTCCGATTACCTTTGCACCTTTGTACAACCCTTTCATTTGGTCATCATGTCCGCCCGCGTATCTATCCATCGGCATGATATGTTCCCAATCAATCAACGATTGCATGGTGTCTGATATGATATACTTCTTTTCCATGTCACTTGTCCTTTCTGATTGTCCGTTCGTCAAAGATGAACAATGACAACGGTTCTTTGGTTGCGTGGTTCTTGACGGCCTTGAACAATTGGCGGTCAATGCGGCGCAAGCGTTTCAAGGCTTCGCGCGGTTGCCAATTGAACGCGGGCATCACTTCATTGTCGGCCATATAGATGCCGCCTTGTTTCGGTTCGTAATGGGCAAAGGCCACAATCTTGCCGTCCTTGATGAACACGGTGTCGGTGATTTTGCCGTTGACCTTGCGGGACAAGGCTTCACATCCGGCATAATATTCATGAATGGCCTTTTGCTTTTCCATAAATTCCGCCGTGCGTTTTCTCACTTCTTGGAAGTTCCCGGCCAAGTCCTTGCGGATGGCCGCAATGTCAATCGGGTCGTTCCCGGTCGCAACGTCAAATTTCAGTGTTCCGGCAACAAACATGCGCAACGCCTTATCGATGGTTGTCTTGTCGGTCAATTTGTCGTAAAGTTGGCCAATGAATGCGGCATCAAGATTGTATTTGGCCGCAAGTGATTTCAATTCTTGTTCGTTCATTGTTCTTTGCTGTTAAAAATCAAATGTCAATTGTTGTGGTTGTATCGGATGCGCCTTTCGTGTCCTTTCGTACACGGGGCAAGTATTACGGTAGAAGCAAACCCCGGTTTTCGCTTCATTGAACCGCTTTTCCCATAAATCGGGCGGGATGATTCCTTGGTCGTTCCTTTCTTTATTGAGGAATCCGACCAACTTCATGCAGAAGAACCCCGAATCTTGCGATTTATCATCAACAAGTTCAATCAATCCGTTTCCTTTTGGCTTCATGTGTGTCGGAATTACGTTTTCCAAATATCCAAATAAGTGAAATGTGTCGCCTTTGGTGTTTGCTTTTCGACTTCAAAACCAAAACACTTGTCAAGCCAATCGGATGCAACGGAAATGCCGAAAACTTGGCCAACCGGGTCATCCATGTGTTCACGAAGCGCGTCTTTGACGGCATCAAAATCGGTGTATGAATCCGGGAACATGGCCTTGTATTCGTCAATCCGTTCGTTCAAGTCATACGCATGTATGATGAAGATGTTTCTTTTCTGTTCATTCATCTTATTTCGATTGTTACGTTTACTTTTAGATAATGCTCAAAGCCGGATGCGGCTTCATAATCGGTGCAACCAATACCCGAAACACGGACTTTGGTTTCTTTCTCAAATGTTTCGATAAGGGCTTCAATGCCCTTTTCCAACTCATTTGTTTTCGTTCTTAATTCTTCGATTGTCATTTCTTCATTCGGTGTAAGTTTATAAATTCAACGCAGTTCTTGGCGAAAGCCCTAATTGTCGCCCCTTGGTGGCTGACATTCCCGGATGTAAGACGTTCGCTTTTCTCTATAACACCACCGAACCATTCAATCGCCCGGTCAAGAAGAACGGAATCCGATTCATAATAATGTTCTTTCATTGGGTTTTCAAAGGCATATCGGAACACAACGCCCGATTGTCCCGGTTCAAGGCTTTGTCCCGGTTCAACTTTGCCTTTCAGAATCAAGTCAACAACCCTTTCATGGTTGCCGTTGGTATCAATGAACAATTCGCGTGAAAAGGAGAATTGGAAGTTGTCAAGGATGGCCAACAACTTCAAGCGCAAGTCACGCTTGTTCTGTTCCGTGCGAATCAGATTGTCAAGAAACGCATGTCTTTGTTTTTGCGTCATCGCGTCAAGTTCTGCAATGAACGCGGTCTTTTGTTCTTTTGTCATAATGTTGCGAATTTGTGGGCGGGTGTTGCATCCCCGCCCGGTTATTATTTGAGTGAAAAATAAAACATCGAACCAATCTTTGCGCATCCGTTATCCTTAACGCAGTTGAGGAAACGGGAAACTTGATTCCGGGTGATTTCATCCATCTTGTCCCATGTCACAACGGTTGTTTCCCGGTTGAATCTTTCTTCGATGCGAACGAAGTGCAATTTGTAGGTGTAACGGGATGAATCGGTAATGTGGTTGTATGACCAAAGTTTCTTGACCAACACGCCGTTCGCGCCGTCAACGTATTCACTAATGCCGGGGCAATAGAAAGTCACGTCATGGAAGTTGTGCTTGTAGCCCTTTTCGCTATGGTTCGCAATGTTCAACAGATTGTCAACGATTGCGGTTTTCTTTTGTTGCTTGTTCATATTCGATGATAGTTTGATGTGTCACGCTTTTCGGTATATTATTTAGTGGCCTTGATGATTTCATCTTCCATTGCAAGGACAAGGTCGAGGTTTGCGCCTTGAACGTCCCAATCGAAAGGAACATCCGCCGTTCCCATCAAGCCTTTGTTGTTGAGGGTGAAGAACACGCAAGCGGCATCCGTTGCATCCATTTCTTCTTTGTTGTCCCAAAACTCACAGATGATGAAAGTCGTTGTATCTTCATCGACCCCGTAATCTTCAAATTCTTTACGTGGGATGGCGTTCTTGCGTTCGCGGATTTTGTAACCCTTGACGCGGAACTTCCAATCGTCATCGAATTTGACGGTCTTGTTCATGTACTTGGTTTCGACCAAGTTCTTGATTGCCTTTTTCAGTTCGTTCGTTGTCATAATCGTTCGTGGTTTAGTAAGTGTTCAAATATGTCATTTCGTCACAAACGGCAAATTGGCCGGAATGTCTTGTTCCCTTTGGCATCTTCCACACCTTGATTGCCGGGTTGGTCTGTTGGCGTTCCTTGCAAACCTTGTTTGCTTCTTGCCTTGTCTTGAAATACTTTTTTGTAGTCATAATCTTGTAAATTTAGAATGTTAGATGTATTATAGTGCTACAAAGGTACATATTATATTTAATAAAACAAGCAAAAAGCCCGGAAATTTTCACTTGAAAGGTGATTTTTAACATTTCCGGGGCATTTTGCCATTGATTTAGCCGATTTTGACCGTTCTTTCGGTCACTAAATAACGGATGTGGGGTTGAACAAAGTCGGAGTATTCCGCCGCCCAAATCACCCTTGCATGGATGAATCGGGGTTGACCATCTTCGATGTAGGTTTCAAAGCCTTTGGCGGTCATGTCGCAATGGGTGCAACGAACCTTTGCTTGGTCGATGCCGAACCCTTGGCATTTCTTGGTCAACTTGACGATTCCTTGTTCCCATGACTTTTCAAGTTCTTCTTTCATGTCTGCAAGGTAGAAGTCCCGGTTGGCATAATTGTTCGCTTCATCATAAATGATTTCATTGCAACGGCCTTTGATGGCTTCAAGAACCTTGATTGTCCGGCGATGCTTTGATGATGTCCCGTAACGGTCGAACCATTGCAAGGCGGAAATCGCACGGCGGCGGCGTTCGGTCATTTTCGGGGTTCTTTCCTTGATGATGTCGTAATGCTTGCCGAACCATTTCAACATGCGGTCGAACCATACATCCCGGAAATCGGCCATTGCACCCCGCAAGGCTGTTTCAAGGGCGTTGTCGTAATTGTCGGCATCCGCCTTGGCCTTTGCTTCAAGTTCTGCAAGTTCTGATTGCAGACGGGCAAGGTTGCGTTCCTCAATGCCCTTGTTCTTGGTGTTGTCGTTGATGTAGTCGCAAGCGTTGGTGATTTTGAACGATGCTTCAAAGCCGATGGCATCCCGGATGGATGCGGGCAATGAATATTCTTTCCAAGTGTAGCGGCCATTTGTGTTTTCCTTGACGATGATGTCATCAACACAGATGTTCAAGCCGGACTTCTTGTTCGCGGCGGCGATTGCCTTGTCCCGGCGTTCGGTGTACATTGCAATCTTGCGGTCGAAATCGGCAATGCGCTTGGTTGCCGTTTCAATCTGTTTGGTGATTTGCTTGATTGTTGCCATGTTCGTTGTAGATTATAGAATGATAGATGTATTTTCTTGGATGGTGTGGGGACGGGCGAACCCGCCCCCGGTTGTTATTATGCGAAAGTCTGAATCTTGGTTGCGATTTCACGCTTCAATTGCGAAATTTCATTGTCGATTTCTTCAAAGTTTACGGGCATTGAACCCTTGCCGTCCTTGGCTTTCTTCAAGCATTGGTTCTTGATGCAGACATCGAAGAAACGCATGTGGAAAGTTTCAAGACCTTGCAACTTGGTTTGCTTAACGACCAATGAAATGATTTCCTTTTCATCAACCTTGATTTCCTTGACGAAGTTGAATGCGACATTCGGGGTAACGCCCCAAGTGAAGATGACGTTGTTTGATTCGGCATCGGTTACAACTTGGAAACCGATTGTGTTGAACTGATTGTCCTTTGCGATAATTGCTTTCATTGTTGCGAAATTTTAATTGTTTGACGTTGCATTTTGTTGGTGTGCTATTGTGATACTTGTTGCATTTTCTCACTTGCACGGTGCAAAGATACAAGTTTTATTTAATATAACAAAGAAAAAACACAAAAATTTTTCATTTTTCTTGTAAAATGTTGATAAATCAAGCATAAAATGGGCAAAAAAGACGTGTTTTATAGTAATACAATGATTATCTTTGCACCGATTTGAAGTTTAACAATTAAATTCACGAACAATGAAAGAAAAAATTCTCGCATTACTGATTGCAAAGTTTTCGGGCGTGCGAAAAGACGGTTTGAAAGTCTTGGCGGGCGTTCTTGCCCTACAAGCAACAACCGATGACGAAGCGAAAGGCATTGTTGATAAGTTGACCGATGCGCAAGTCAACGACTTCATCAAGGACTATCGTTCCGATGTGGACAAAGAGGTCAACGAATCAAACACGACCTATGAAAGCAATTTGCGCAAGAAGTACGACTTCAAGGAAAAGGTTGTTGAACCCGGCGATGACCCAACCAAGAAGCACGACCCGAACGACATTGCCGCAATGGTCAAGTCAGCGATTGCCGATGCAGTCAAGCCGTTGCAAGACGAATTGGCGGGCTATCGCGCAAGTGCTGTTACTGATTCAAGGTTGAAGCAGTTGAACGAAATCTTGAACGGCTGCAAGGATGAAGCATTCAAGGCGAAAGCATTGAAAGACTTTGGCCGCATGACGTTCAACGATGACAATGCGTTCAACGAGTATTTGACCGAAACAAAGACCGATGTTGAATCCGCAAATCAGCGTGTCGCCGATTCCAACATGTCGAGCGAAAGCCGACCTTTCTTTGCAAACAAAGGCGATGACGGCGTTTCAAAAGGCGTTGCATCCTATGTGGAATCATTGAAGCCCGGTGGCGATACGTTCACGGGCAAAGAAGTTTAACAAGTAAAACCGAATCAAAATGTCACTTACAATCAAACGAAGCAAGGACAATCGCGTTGTGAAGTGTATTCTTCACCGCATTGCAGACATTCCCGGCGGCGTGACCGTACATGTGGCAAATCTTGGCGGTTCGGCATTGTTTGAGGGAACGCCCCTTGCGAAAGGTTCAAATGGTCTGTATGAGGTCTGCAAGACCGCACAGATTTTGACGAACGCCGCAAATGACGCAACCACATACGATGTTGCAAAGGGACATCACTTCAAGGTTGGTGATTACTTTGCCGTTGGTAACAACAACGGTCAGCAGATTACCGCGATTGACAAGTCCAATGCCGCCAAGGACGTTATCACCCTTGGAACTACCATCGGCGCGGCTATCACAGCCGGCGCGGTTGCTTTCCAAACAACGGGTGCTAACAAGACCGTCAAGAACACCCCCGTTGCAATCGCAGGTTCAAACATGGATGTCGAGGCCGACACCAACTTGTTTGTCGATGCGTGGGTCATGGGTGTAGTTCGTGAGGGCAACGCCCCGGTTGTGACCGATGCCGCCAAGACAGCCTTGAAAGGCATCATTTATGTTTAACCATTAACACCATCAAGAAGATATGCAGAAATCGCTAATGATAGGGTTGAACGAAAAGGACATGTCGGCGGTTATCCACACCTATGACTTGAAGGATTATTATTATCCTACCTTGTTCCCCCTTAAAGAAACGAACCGTCTTGATTGGAAGATGCTTGAAGCCCAAGCAGGCTTGAAGATTGCCGCCGACCTTGTGTCACGCGGTTCTACCATCCCCCGCAAGACCCGTGAAGCCATTGCCCGCATACAAGGTGACATCCCCAAGATTGTAATTGCCCGCGAGAAGAACGAGGACGAATTGACAGAGTACGACATCATGGTCGCTTTGTCATCCGACAACCCCGACTTGCGCGCGCTTGTCGAGTTTTGGGCAGAGGACACCAAGTTCTGTTGGGATGGCGTTGCCGCCCGTCTTGAATGGATTGCCTTGAAAGAAATTTCACTTGGCAAGGTGACTTTCACCACATCCAACAACGCGGCAATCGTGAGTGAATACAATGTCGATTATCTTATTCCATCCGCGAATAAGATTGGCGTTGGTACTTCTTATTCATCCGGCACATCGGCACACCCGTTGACCGTTGATTTCCCCGCCGCCTTGAAGAAAGGAAAGCAGTTGTACGGTGCAAAGTACAAGTTTGCCTTTATGAATGTTGACACATTCGACAAGATGGCAATGCAGGAAGAAGTCATCAAGCGTTGCGCAACCGTTGTCGAGAACATCACAAGTGCGCAGGATGTGCCAAGTCTTGAAGCCGTGAACGCTTATCTTACCAAGAAGAAAGAGACGTTCAAGGGCTTGCAGATTGTTCTAATTGACCAAGACATCACCATCGAACTTGCAGATGGTTCGCGCACAACGGGCAATCCGTTCGAGGATGATGTGATTCTGTTCAGCGAATCGAAAGTCCTTGGCAACACATGGTGGAAACGCCCGATTGATGCCAAGAAGATGCCCGGTTCGGTGGCTGAAAAGGTCATGCACGGACATACGCTTGTCAAGAAGTTCAGCAACGAAGAACCCGTTCAAGAGGTTACGCAGGGCGTTGCAAACGCATTC